TGAAGTCGCAAAAGAAGAGTTCTCATATGGTTCGGCAGTATGATGTTCTTCCTGAATCATACTGTAAAGAACTAATCAATATCTTTGAGAACTCTTCTCATCAAGAGTTCATCAATGATGACCATAAACCATGTTTTACTCAAGTCAATCTGAACAAAGAAAGGATTGAGATGGTCCGTGAGATGATTCCCATTGTTAAGGGAGTTCGTCAAATGTATCAACTAGATACGAAGTCACGGTTTTTACCTGAGATCAAAGCTCTAGAAGAGTTCAGAATCAAAAGGTATCTTCCTAATGGTGAAGAGAGATTTGATGAACATGTGGATATCAATGATCATGCTACTGCTCGTCGGGCAGTGGCATTTTTATTTTATTTGAACGAAAATGATGGGGTTACACACTTCACAAGACAAGGCGTGACAATCAAGCCGAAGACTGGTAGAGTTGTTGTATTCCCTCCGACTTGGTCTTACCCACACTCAGGTGCGGCACCAAGTTCAACGAAGTATATTTTGAGTACCTACATTCACTATGGATAAGATTGAGTTCCTGGTTCTGAATAACTTGATCAACAATGAGGAATATCTTCGTAAGACCATTCCTTTCCTGAAGGATGAGTATTTTGAGGATCACAATCAGAAGATTGTGTTCCAAGAGATTGCAAAGTTTGTGGATGAATATAATGATGTCCCCACAAAAGAGGTTCTTACCATTGAGGTTGAGAAGAGAAAGGATATAAATGAAGATGTATATAAACAGATTCATCATCTGATTGACCACCTTGATGGACAACCAGTTGAGTTTGATTGGTTAGTTGATACAACGGAGAAGTGGTGTCGTGACAGAGCAATCTACCTTGCACTTATTGAGTCGATTCAGATCGCTGATGGACAGAATGATAAAAAGCAACCTGACGCCATACCTTCTATTCTATCTGATGCTCTTGCTGTCAGTTTTGATAATCATGTAGGACACGACTACCTCTTAGATTATAGTGAACGATATGACCTATACAACACGAAAGAAGAAACCATTCCGTTCGACCTGGAATTCTTCAACAAGATTACAAAGGG